TGGTTCAGCAACTGACTTATGTGGTATTTTCATGGGTTGCCGATTTACAGATCCAAATACTAATCAGTTGACTTTTAGTCAGCACTTTCCAGCAAGCACTGTAGCATCTGATGCTATGGCGTATGTGGTAGATGATCCAAACGTATTATTTACAATACAGGCGGATGGAGCATTTTCTAATGCAAGAGACATCTATGGTAAAAACGCACCTGTAGTTCAAGGAACCGCAAATACAACATTGGGCATTTCCCGTGTTTCATTAGACGCTTCTGAAATATCTACAAATGCAGGTGATGGTATTAAAATAATAGACTATCTAGGCGGTGACTTAGGTGATGAAAAAGGAAGTAACTTTCCAATATTGGTTTGTAAATTCAATTATCATCAGCTTACATCAACTAGTGGCGCAGCTTAAGGAGGTTGTAATATGGCTATTTCAAGAGCGCAACTCCTTAAGGAGTTATTACCGGGTCTAAACGCATTGTTTGGATTAGAGTATGAGAAGTATGAAGATGAACATACTGAAATTTATGAAGTAGAAAACTCAGAGCGTAGCTTTGAAGAAGAAGTCAAATTGTCAGGTTTTGGGGCAGCCCCAGTAAAGCCAGAGGGTTCGGCTATTTCTTATGATTCTGCACAAGAGTCATTTACTTCAAGATATAACCACGAAACTGTGGCTATGGGCTTTTCAATAACAGAAGAGGCAATGGAAGATAATCTTTATGATTCATTGTCTGCTCGTTATACAAAAGCACTAGCAAGAGCAATGGCTTATACAAAGCAGACTAAAGCTGCTTCATTGCTTAACACAGGCTTTGATACATTCACTAGTGGCGATGGTGTAACATTGTTTAACACAGCTCACCCAACGGTAGCTGGTGGTAACAATAAAAATAGATTGACAACAAATGCTGACTTGAACGAGACATCTCTAGAACAAGCAGTTATTGACATTGCAGCTTTCGTAGACGAAAGAGGCTTGTTAATTGCAGCAAGACCTAGAAAACTTATCATTCCACCAGCGTTAATGTTTGTTGCAACTAGAGTGTTACAATCAGAGCTAAGAGTTGGAACAGCAGATAACGACTTAAACGCAATCAGAACCAATGGATCTATTCCAGAGGGTTTTGCTGTTAATCACTATTTGACAGATACAGATGCGTTTTTCTTGACAACTGATGTTCCTAACGGAATGAAGATGTTCGTGAGAACACCTATGTCTACATCAATGGATGGGGATTTCAACACAGGTAACGTAAGATACAAAGCCCGTGAGAGATACTCATTTGGTGTGTCAGATCCTCTCGGAATGTTTGGTTCACCGGGAGCATAAACCCCTAAAGGGAGCTGTTCCTTTCCGGCTCCCTTCCTTTAACCCTTGACTGCATTAGCAGACATTTGCCACGACAAGGAGATTATACATGGCTAATACAACTTTCTCAGGTCCGGTCCGTTCTGAGGGTGGATTTACCACTATAAGCAAGAACGCCTCTACCGGAACAATCACAACTCAATCAAGTATTAATTCTAGTGGATTTGCATCTTTAGATGCTAATAAACTCACTACAGAAGCAGGAACTGGTATCACAGGTGGAACCGGTACTATTTACAGAAGCTCTGTTATGAGACAAGGTGGAATTATAACAACAAGAATATTAATTGACCTAACTGGACTAAGATCAACAGCATCTGGTGATATTATTGGTGTTGATGGCACATCAAATGTTTGTCATATAGGCCAGATAACAGCAGCAGAAAATGGAACAATTATCGCTGGTAGTATGGAGTGCTTTGAAACCCCAGCAGGTGGCGAAGATGACATAAACGTACACTCTGCAACAGAGGGAACTGGTGTGGAAGATGGCGCTATCTCGAGTTTAACAGAAACACTGTTAGTCAATGCAGGTAACGCAGCCATAGGTACAAAAGTGTATTTTACTGGATTACCAGCAGCAGATGAGTTTTTGTATCTAACATTAGGATCAACAACAGATGCAGACTATACTGCAGGTAAGCTATTAATTGAATTAATAGGCTATGAGGCTTAATTACAGGAGACTTAAATGGCAGGTCGATCAGACGTAAAAGCCTTTAATCATGACCAAGGTGATGATGCGGCAGTTATAGGCCCAGATAGAACAAGAATAAGACAAGTTGTTATATTTGGTAATGCTGCAGGTGCAGTAACTATTAAGGATGGATCAGGTGGCGCAGATTTATTGGTGCAAAGTTTTCCAACAGGATTGCACACATTAAATATTCCGGATCAAGGCATTTTAGCTGAAAATGGAGCTTTTATACATGCATTCACAGGTTCTGGAAACAAGCTAACCTTGTTCTTGTCGTAATGGCTACAAAAAAAGGGACTATGAAAGGTCACACTATCAGCGGTGGGCATAAGCGGCCCACCAAAGCTGGTGCAGGTATGACCGCTAAAGGTGTTGCAAAATACCGAAGAGATAATCCCGGATCTAAACTCAAAACAGCAGTAACAGGAAAAGTAAAGCCCGGCAGCAAAGCTGCAAAGAGGCGTAAGTCTTTTTGTGCTAGATCTGCAGGTCAAATGAAGAAGTTTCCAAAAGCAGCCAAGAATCCTAATAGTCGTTTAAGACAAGCTAGAAGAAGGTGGAAGTGTTGATAAGTAGAGCATCAATGAAACAACAGATGAAGGGTAATCGTATGAAAAAGAAAACTGTTCAAAAGAAAAAGAAGGGTGGGGGTATTGGTAAGTTAGCATCAATACTTAGTCCTGCCTATGGTATAATGAAAGGCCAAGGGCCTTTTTCATCATTAGCATCTGGTATAGCAAATGTAGCGGGTCCTCTGGCTGGCCCAGTAGCTTTATTAGCTAAAGATAAAAGAGAAGAAGCAAAAAAAAGAAGAATGGCTATGACAGCAGCTAATAAGATGCCATCAGCAGCGATGCAGACTAATAGAATGACACCTATGACAAAGATGATGGCAGGAGGTCCTGTAAAAAGAAAAAGATCTATAGATGGTTGTGCTATCAGAGGAAAGACAAGAGCAGTATGATAAAACAAGAGGTTTGTCCGATATGTAAAACAGCATTGAAAGACACTAAAGAAAAGCAAGTACAGTGCATTACATGTAATGCTTTGATATCAACTGATGTTGAGTGGCAAAGTAAATACGGATACGAGTGGGTAGAGGATAATGCCAAAACGTAATTATCGTGGTGAGTATGATAACTACCACAAGCAAACAGATCAGAAGAAACGTAGAGCTAGTAGAAACACTGCTAGATCTAAGATGAAAGCTGCTGGTCGTGTTAAGAAGGGTGACGGCAAAGACGTTGCTCACAAGAATGGTAACCCTAGAGATAACAAGAAAAAGAATCTCACAGTGAAGCCAAAGTCAATAAACAGATCTTTTGCAAGAACTAGTAAAGCTAGAAAAGTAAACAGGAGAGCTTAATGAAACAACCTATGAGACTTAAATCTGGGGGATTTATGTCCTCCGGAACAGATGCTGGTGACTTAAAAATACTAAGAACAGCAAAGAATATAGATGATGGAAGTGCCAATGGCATGAAAGCTGGAGGAGCTATCAAAAAGAAAAAAAAGACAGGCTCTGACTTAACGGTTGAAGAAATAAGAAGAATACAAAAAAGAATAAATGAGGGCAAAACAAGAATACCATCTAATTTGCAGAGGATGCAAAAGAATATGAAAGAGGGTGGTAAAACAAAAAGCAGGGTTAACGAAGCTGGTAATTACACCAAGCCCGGACTTAGAAAAAGAATATTTAACAGAATTAAAGCAGGCGGTAAGGGCGGAAGACCCGGTCAATGGTCTGCTAGAAAAGCTCAGATGATGGCTAAAGCCTATAAGAAAGCAGGTGGCGGCTACAAATAAGGAAATACTAAATGGACCCATTAACAATTACCGCTGCAATGAGTGTGGCGAATAGCGCTTTTAATGCCATAAAACAGGGATTTTCAGCCGCTAGAGATATAGAGCAGATGAGTGGGGACATTGGTAGATGGATGGGGGCTGTCTCTGATATTGACAATGCCGAGAAACAAGCAAAGAATCCTCCCCTATTCGGCAAGTTGTTTAAGGCTGGATCTATAGAAGAAGCAGCTCTCGCTGCATATGCGGCAAAGAAAAAACTTGAGGAGCAAAGATACGAACTCAAGATGTTTTTAAATTTTACCTATGGTCCACAAGCATATGACGATTTACTAAAGATGGAAGGTCAAATAAGAAAACAAAGACAAGAGACAGTTTATAAACAACAACAGCTAAGAAGACAAATAGGGGAAGCTATTACATGGTTTATAGTTGCGGCTATTATTGGTGGATTTGCTGTTGCAGTTGCTGGTATTTGGATTAAGCAAGCAAAAGCTGATGCTAAAATATACAACGCTCCGAAAGATTACACATATAAGCAAAAGGTTTGGCAAGGTAAAATACAAGAAAAAAAGTACACAGTTTGCAGATTAAAAAAAAGAGTTACGTCTAAATATACTGATAAAAGAGCTTGCATATATCAAGGCGGAAACAAAACCTTTACTATGCTAATTGAGGTATGGTGTCCAAAAAAATATAAATGCGTATATGATCCAAATGGACAAGAGCCTGATATAGATAAAGTTATGGAAAGTTTAAGGAGTATCAAGGATTAATTGATATGGTGGCATGACCTATCTCATCTTTCAGTCATGCCTATTAGGGTTGCACAGGAGTTTTAGATCCTGATGAG